TAAGTCTGTAGTTGTAAAGCATGGTCTGGTTTAGCTTGTTTTAAATTTTCAAAACCTCTTGTATTTATAGATTTTAATTCAAGAGCTACAGATCCACCATATTTCTCATGTCTAATAAGAAAATCCATACGTCCTGAAATTGGAGGCATTTCATTTTTTAAAGAAATCTCTCTACCTTCTAAAATACCCATTCGTAAAAAATATTCATTCATTCTATCTTCTAATGAACCCCCATTATCAAATATCCTAGTCAAATTAGCATCTATAGTAGATGGTGGTAACATTCCTGTATATGCCATATATACATATCTATCACAAGTATTTGAAATTAATGAAGGAAAAAATACTCCATGTCTTGGAGGAGATTGTTTTTTTGTAAGTTGTGTTTCAAAAAATTTCAATAACCATCTATCTTGTTTACCATTAGGTTTTACGTTTGCTTTTTTCCCAAGCTGTTTAATGCCTGCCATAATTCCTCCTTAATATCCTCTTTAGTTTGAGACCTAATATGAATAACATGTTCTATTCCCATATCTTTTAATTCTATATCTCTTTGTCTATCTTTTTTTCGTAAATGTCCCATTACTCCATCAGCTTCTATAACTGTACTAATTTCATCAATATAAAAATCAACAGTATATTTGTCAAATGGAGCTTGAGTTTCGTATCTAAGTCCAGTTGAATCTAAAGCTTCTGCCACTTTTAATTCTTGTTCAGTATAATCTCTAGGAAACAGCATTTATTAATTGCTCCTGTAATTCTGGTTTATCAATAAAGACTTGTTTAAGACCATTCATACCTTGAGCTCTTACATCATTATATGTATACCATGATCCTGCCTTTAGGACTAAACCTCGTTCAATACCTTCTCTAATAAAACTTTCTAAAATATCTATTCCACCTTCTACTCTAAATGGAACAGAAGCAGCTTTCCAATTCTGACCACCGACTTTAGTCTTTCGTAGTCTTACTTGCATATCAAATCCAACTTTCTCACCAGATTCTTCAATCCACCCATTTCTTCTAACTTCTAATAAGAAATGAGCAAAGAAAGATTGAGCCTTACCACCCGGCATATTTGCTAATGCGGTAGGTCCCATACTAGCTCTAACCTGATTAATACAAATTAAAGCAGTTCCATTATGTAGACTTGGTAATAGTCTTGGTAAAGACGAATTAACAAATCTTGCTTGCCAAGCCATAGGGCTAAATGAAAAATCTTCATCCATATTTTGAGAAGGGACTAAACCTGCGATACTATCTAAAATAATCACATCTACTAATCCTGTTGTTGCTAATGCTTTAATAGTGTCCATAGCTTGCTCACCACTTGTTGGTTGACTAACTAATACTTTTCCTGCGTCTATTCCACATTTTGCCATCCAATCTGCATCCCAAGATAGTTCTGTATCAATCCATGCTGCTCTACCACCTTGTTTTTGTACTTGAGCAACTATTTGTGATGATAAATAAGACTTACCAACATTAGTTGGACCGTAAATTAAAGTCATTCGTTTCTTTGGTATACCACCACCAGTCAATGTATCAAGAGCAGGTATTCCAAAAGGAATTCTACCATAGTCAAAAACATTACTATCTCCCAGCGTTAAATTAAGATTTTTATCTTTTAATAAATCTTGGATTGCTTTTTCTGCATTGTCTTTCATTCTTGTCCCCTTGTTCTAATTGCTTCTGCCCAAGCAAAATATACAGCACAGGCTTGAATAATTTCTTCATACATATGTCCATCATCTTCTTCGTAAATAGCTCTGGCTACTTCACCATTCTCTTCAGTTGCAATTACATTCCAATACTGATCAGAATGGTTAGTTTGATCTCCATACATTTTATCTTGTCTTTCTCTTTCTTTAAGAACATCTTCTAGTACTACAGCTCTAATTACTTCACTCATTTGATTCCTCCAATATTTCATCCAAACTATTATCTAATTTATCCTTTACTGTTTTAAATATTTTATCAGCATACTCTTTAGATTTATTTAATTGTTCATCTAAGGGAAGTTCAGTATCAATATCATGTATATCTACATCCATTCTTCCATATTGATTTGTACTTAGATCACCTATCCTATAAGTAAACCCTAATTTTATTCCTACTTTAGCCATTTTTATAGCCCTCCTTTTTTTTCCTGTTCTTTGTACTTTTATTACCAGTAATATCAGACCATTTAAATCCTTCTTTTTTATATGCTTCATCTGGTCGTCTAGGTATGCGTTTTAAATCTTCATATAAAGCAGGATCAGTATTCTTAGCCTTCTCTATAGCCTCATTTAATGCTCCTATGCCATATTTATCTACACAGTTTCTCCATTTTCCGGGATTGAAATGATCTTCACTTTTTGGTTTTATATAATTTTTTATTAAATTTACAGCTTCTAAATATGGAAGTTTCGTTTTTCCACCATATGCTCTTGATTCTCTTTCAGTTTTTGCTCTATGATGTTTAAGACATAATAGTTGACATACTTTCATCTCTTTTACAATTCTTGATATGCTTCCCTTTTGAATTATCTGACTCATTTCAGATTTTTTATTTTTAGCATCTATATGATCAAATTCCAACCATGAAATTTCCGGACCTGTATAATTTTTCCTCCTAGGATTTCCATTAGTTTTTATTACTTCACCTGTATTATAAATTAAATAATATCCCCCTTCATCATCTTTTTGTCTATCTCTATTAAATGCATAATATGAAATGGGTCCTACTACGTCACATCCGGCAGCTTCACAACCTCTTGGACTTGTGTTACCATAGTGTTCTTCCCATGCAGTTATTTTTTTTGCGAAACGATGTACTCTCATGTGCCCATTTGTTTTTTCTAAGGTACCATTTTTATTAACTTTATAGTCCATGTTCCACAAATCATATGGTAACTTGTCTTTATACTTGTCATAAACTTCATCTTTATATTTAAGTTTATAAGTTTTTTGAGATGTACCATGATGATTAATATATGTACTTTCAACATTAAATTTATTATTATTTTTCATTTTTTATAACCCCTTTCTTTTCTTAACTTTTGGATTAATCTTAAAACTTCTGGATTTGAGATTAATCTAATATTTTCATGCTTCATATCAAAATCACCATTAGGTAGTTTTGGATAATCATCACTTTTAATTTTTTCCAATAAATATTCTTTATGGGTAATATTACATTTACTACATTCACCAGTTATAAATCCTTGAGGGGAATCAGGGGCACGTCTTTCTTTAAAAATAAAATAATGAGGATTACAAGTAAATTCCTCTAAAGTTTTCATACCATCATCAGTATCGATATAACTATTACTTTTAGACTTCTCCATTTTTTATTAGCTCCTTAGCTATTAGCATATCTATGTATTGTTTTGCTTTCTTTAAATCTTCAATTCCATTTTTTTGTTTCCATCTAGTTATATATTTTATTACATTACCTTCTGCAAAACCTAAATTGTTATCATGAATGTAATCAAAAGGTTGAATAGCAAGATTATAATGCTCAGGATCTATATCACTGTCAAGATCTGTTAATCCAACTTCAATATCTGCCATCTTATATTTATTATTATATAAATTTGCTGCCTCTTTCTCTTGTTTAATATGTTCTGCATCAGCCATTTCTTTTCTCTTTTTTTCAACTAAATAGTCTAATGGATCATGATTCATTTTGTCTACTCTTCCTTAATTTATTTAATTTCTTTTGTTGACGTTCTACACTTTTAGGTTCAAATTCTAAATGTTTTCTATAAGTTTCTAGAATACCTTCTTTTTGAACTTGTTTTGTAAAACGTCTTAATAATTTTTCAAAACTTTCGTCTTTTTTTAATTTAACTTCCATATTAGCTCCAATCTATACTATGTACTAATTCTTTTTCTTTTGCTGGTTCCTCAATAATAAAACCAATCTTATCGTTTTCAGGTTCAACCCAATTTAATTTATCATAATCTTCTTTAACTGCCCATGATGGATTACATAATTCTATATCCACCTCTAAAGGTATACCTAAAGAATTCTCAATTAATAAATCTCTTATTAAGGAAGGTAATTCATCTATCTCATCTTTATGAATCTCACAAATTATCTCATCATGTACTTGCAACAATAGATTACTTTTATAATTTTGTAAAAGCTTATGTACTTCTATCATTCTTTCATTAAGAATATCAGCACTTGTGCCTTGTACAAGATAATTTATTCCTTTATAACCTAAATTTCTAGGTATTTGGTAAACCCTACCATATTTATTTCTTATCTGCCCCACTCGTTCTACTTTTTTGACGACTGCATTAAAGAATTCTCTTGAACCCTTAATCCCATCAAAGTATCTTTTCTTATAATTAGATGCTTCTTGAGCAGGGACACCTAATTGTATACCTAATTTTTGATTTCCTATACCATAAATAGTTCCAAAAGTAATACTTTTTGCAGTTTGTCTAAACATTTTAAATGTATCATCATCTTCTGTAACATTAAATGCTAATTTTGCAGCCTCTCCATGAAAATCTACATTAGATTTAGTTAACATTTGATTAACTTCCTCATTTCGTAGATAACTTAAGAATACTCTTACTTCCATTTGTGAATAATCAAAAGAAACTAACCAATAATCATCTCTTGGAACAAATAAATTTCTAATTGATATCTGTCCTTCATTAGATTTATCGAAAGATTCATCTCCAACAAACGTCCAAGTGTTTAAAACCTCATCACTTAATCCTTCAACCCTACTTGTTTGACCTTTTGCGGCTAATGTTGCATTAATTCTACCTTTTAATTCTTCTTTATCAGTTTCAGTTAATTCTTTATCTATTAAATTAAAGTGGTTTCTAGGAATATTCTGTAAATTAGGATTCCTAGAAGATAATCTACCTGTTAAAGTACCCCAATTACAAAAAGTTGTATGTAGTTCATTCTTTACTAAAAAAGGTTCTAAATACGTAGATCTCAATTTCTCTAAAGCTCTATATTGTCGTACATATCCAGCAATAGGGTCATTTATTTGTACTAATGCGGCTTCATTCCACGATTGCTGCCCTTTTGCAGTCTTTTCAGGAGATAATATACCTCTATCATTTAATACTTCCCCTAATTGTTGTGTACTATTAAGATTAAATTCCTTTCCTGCAAGTTCTAAAACTCTATTTTGAATCTCATTTTTTCTTTCCTCTAATTTAATCATGGTTTCATGAACATATTTATTATCTATCCCAATTCCACACCCTTCCATAGCATATAAAACCTTAGTTAATTCAATCTGCATCTTCCAAACTTCTTTTTGATTAGACTTCTTTATCATATTTTGCCTATCATTGAAAAGTTTAGCAGTATAGAAAACATCTTTCTCACAATATGGTCCTAGTAAATCTACAGGAGCCATGGAGAAGTCCTTGTGCCATTTATTAGAACGTAAAACTTTTTTAGTTTCTAAATCATATGCACAATGAATCTCACCATATGCTCTTTTTATTGTGCTAGTAAGGTCTAAATCCTTAACTGTAGACGATTCTGTGAGTCTTACCATGGTAAGCACGTCTATAAGGTCTTTATCTCCTACTAGTAAACCTTCTTTTTCAAGGAATCGGAGATCGAACTTGATGTTATAACCAACAAGGTGTTTAGCTTTGTTAAGCCACGCAATTAAGGCTATTAAACACTCATTAGGAAGGTTGACTCCCACTTGTTGATGGCGGAAAGGGAAGTAGAACGAATCTACTTTGTTATCAAATCCAATCCCGATTCCACATATTTGATGATTACCATAGGAATCAAAACCATTTGTCTCCACATCCACTACTACTGTATGAGTACCTAGTGTTGGAAGTATTTTATTAAATGTATCTTGATCTCTAATTATCATTTAAAATAAATCATCCTCTGTATCATCAGTACTAAATGTACTAGTTTCACTTTCGCCTTCAGGTGATTTACCATATCTGTCCATGTAATAGTCCTTGATTGATGGTAATTCACTAATTTCAGACGTTTTGTCTTCAGGTATCTCTGATGCTCTAGTAGTTGCTGCAACAGTGTATGAAGTGTCATACATACCTGCACCTGTTCTTTTTATTCTAATTACACCTTTGTTTAATTCTCCCCAATCATTGTAAACATCTACAAGTTGGTTCCAGATGTAATCACTTCTTCCGAAGCCTAAAGGTACAACCTTAAAGTCATTTACGACTTGTTTGTACATTTTCTTACCACTTGGACCTTCAATTTCTTCCCAATCATCTACCTTTTTCTCAGCATGTATGATTTCATGAACGTAAGCCCAAAAAGCGAATTTGTGTGATGGTCTAGAATCAGATGGCACAGAACTTGTGTCTACTGAATCATCTGATAATAGATTAATCCATCTATTACCTGACCTGTATGTATACAGATAGATTTCATCTAATAAAGCGTCCCCTTCTTCTCCTGAAGCTACTGGAGTAAGAAACGCTTGGTCTCCGTCTTTAAACCAAATCTCTTTTCCAAAAGATTGATTATCTGATGGATTTAATACAGCTTCTCTTTTTTGCAAAATTTTTGCTATTCCTGACATATATCCTCCTATATTACCAATAATGTCTATTTGCTATTACTTCATTGAGTAATGCCTTGGAACGTACATCTTGTACGTCCTTATATTTTTTCGGTATCTTTATATATGATACCATAAAACTAGTCGATATGTCAAGCATTGCTCTCGATATCGCCCTTTGTCCTGCCTCGTCATTATCAAAACATAAGATAAATTCCTCTGTTCGTAATGACTTCAAAATGTCCAACTGTTTTCTAGAAGTAGTTGCTCCTAAAATAGCAACACTTGGATGCCCATTTTGAGTTAACCACATTGTATCAAGAGAACCTTCAGTTATACAGATGTATTTTTTAGGTTCTGTTAATTTATATGCTCCAAATATAACTTCAGATTTTCTCAATCCTTTAGAATACATATACTTTGGGATAGCATTTATCCTTCTAGTAACTGATCCTACAAGAGTTGACTCTAAATTATGTATTGGAATCACTAAATCTTGATATTCAGTAGTTCCACATCCCCATTCTCGTAAGATTTGTTCAGAAAAACCTCTTTCAAATATCCAACTTGGAAAAGTTGAAGTATCAGCTTCCATAAAATACTCTTCTCTTTGTTCAATAGTAGCTTGTAAATCATCAAAAATGTCAATGTTAAAATCCATTTGATTATCAAACAACATTTTTTCAAGCTCTACACCATTGCAATCTAAATATTTTTTTAAGAAACTTTTTAAGGTTCCCTGTCCACATCCTGCGAAGCAGATCCACACACCTTTATCAATGTTAATTGAACACGAAGCTACACCATCTTCATGAAATGGACACCTGATAGAAAATTCATCAAATTCTTCAGGTACGTCTATTCCTGTATCTAGTAATATTTGTGCCCAGTTTACCATTATGCTGCCTCTTTTATTTTTCTAATTACGTCCCAATACTCTTTCATTAATGCACTCTGTTCTGCCTTACTGATCTTCTTATCTTCAACTGCTTTTGCAGCAGTATCTATAAGCTGAACAACTTCAGGTATTACATCTGAGTACCTATTAAAGAGAGAGTAATATTTCATAATCATGCTTAAAACTTTCATATATCCTCCTTAAAAGTCTTCATTGTTATTCCAGACATCCTCATCTGTTTCTTCTATATATCCCTTATCAACATCCCAATCCATTATAGAACTATCAACTGAAAGGACTCCATCTCTATATTTTTGGTATTGGACTAATCTCTGATTCTCCTCATTCTCAACTCTACACATTGCCATTGCTACATCTGAAGATCTAATTAAAGCATCTCCAAATGCAACTTGATCCGCTCTAGGTGGCTCAAACATATTTGCAGCCTCTCTAGTAGCTTGTGTAGAAACGAATACAGGAGTATTAGTACTAAGAGCAAGAGTCTTCATACCATAAAACAATGAGTGGGATTGTTCCCACATTGCTTTTTTACCATCTCCCGATGATACTAAATAAATTCCATCTAAAACAACCAACTCAGGATTGTGTTTTCGTATTAATGCTGCAATACTTTCTAAAGAAATGCTACTTTCTCCTTGAATATGATCACAGATTAACAGTGGTCTTCCATTTAACTTCTGTAAAAATTCTTTATACTTATCTTCATCTATTGGTTGACCTGTTCTAAGAGCCGAGTGTGAGAAATTGTATCCCATCATCTTAGCTAAAACTACATCTGCTCTTAAACTAATAGCACTTACAGGCATTTCTGTTGAAATTAAAAGGGTTTTGTGTCCATTCATCATAGCAGTAGCTGCGACTTGAATACACATCCATGTTTTACCAACTGTAGGTCTAGCAAACAGAGCAATTAACTCTCCCGGCATCCAACCAACACCTGTATTATTCAATGATTTAAATGGTGTAGGTATACCCATTATACCTTCGCCCATTTTTCGTTTTTTACTTCTACCTTCCCACTCTGAAAATCTATTCTCTGCATCTGTTTCATAGGAAATAACATCTTCATCATAAGTAACTTCGATATCATTTAAACTAGATTGAATGTGAGATAAAGCTTTTTTAGGGGTTTCTTTTAATAATTCTTTATTAGACTGAAATGCAGCAACAATGTTTCTAAATAAAACTTGATCTTTAAATGAATCAATTGCATAATCTAAATTGAGGCTATTAGCAGTTGGATCAATGGTAGGAAAATTTTCAACTAAAGTATCAGATGAAGGAAATGTTCCATAATCATCAAAATGTTTATTAATGAATTTAAAAGCATCTCCGTGTTTAGCGAAATCTTTTACTGGATGTTTGAATTTTTTTAATGCTTCTTTATTATCTAGATTTAAAATTATGCCAGATTCAATGTATTCATAACTTTGCATTCTACTCCTCTGCTATATATAGTACTCGGTTAGAATCAGTATGGACATAACATTTTACATCATTGTTATCAGCTACTTTGTCTGCTATTAATTTTGCACTTTCTAAGTTATTCGTTGTATCTATTGTCATTACTTTCTTAGTCTTATTATGTATACTTATAATTCTATAATTATTAATATTATTCTCTATATTAATTTTATCATAAGAATTGGATTTGTCAACCCCCTTGAACAACCCACCTTGTCTTTTACGCTTCATTAAAAATTTTCTGTAATTCTTTTTCAAGAGAAGCAAGACGCTTTTGATCAGTTGCAGTAGGCAACCATTTTGAATTTAAAATAGTAAAAGCTCTCCATTTCTTTTTAACTGAGGGGTTAGGAGAAGACATAATTGACCAATATAATTTAGGATCATGATCAGTAAGATAATACTTAATCCCATTAGTAAAATAATTAACAGAAATACCACTACCATTCCTAACTATGAAATTATACATAGCTGATAGAATCTCATATGTAGAATATTTATCTAAAAGAAGTTTTAGGGATCTTAATTCATTCCCAATAAAATTCTTAGGTTCATATTCTTGTTTATGTTTTCTAGAATATAGTGCTTTAAATTCTTCAAATAAATCTTTTGAATTATATAGACTTTTCTTCTTCGGTTTCTTCACCATAAAATATTGTCTCCACTTTAACTCTTAACTTTTGGCGAATTCTATATGAAGATTTAGTTAAATCTTCAGAAATTTCGTCCATTGTCCAACCTTCTAATCTTAATTCTATAAATCTTTTCTCTTGATCAGTTAAATTAAATTTGTTTAATTGATCTTTTAATTCTAATGTCTCCCATTCTTCTACATCAGAATGAGATATTGCTTTGCTTATTATTTCAGGTAATGAATTCGATTCATTATCATAAAAATTTTCATTATAACTAACAGTAATTGGTTTTCTTTGTGCTTTAGTAATTAGTGTTCTAATTGCATTCACCATAGTGGTATGTAAGTAGGTATGAAAGATAGTTCCTCTATTAGGATTAAATGCCTTAGCGGCTTTCATAATAGCCATTCTAAGTTCTTGTGCTAAATCCTCTCTATCATACCCACGTACATATGTTGTTTGAAGCATTTTATGAATTTTAGGTTCCCATTGCCTAATTAATTCATCATTTATCTCCATTATCCATCCATAGCCACGGTAATAACCTGTGGTTTTGCCTCCTTCGTCTTAGGCATGTTAATTGTTAAAATGCCATTCTTGTAGACTGAAGTAACTTTTTTACTATCTACACCATAATCTTTTACAGAGATTTCTCTCTTGTAAGATCCTGTTCTAATACCTTTATAAATATATGTACCTTTCTCTTCTTCGTTTTCAGCTGCTACATCCTTAGCTTCTATAACTAGAATGTCTTTATCTATAGTAACTGAAAGATTACCTTTTTCCACACCGGGTAAAGAAATCTTAACTTTATATGCATCTTTAGATTCCACAATATCTAGCGGATATTTTACGGTAGCCCTTGAAGCTGACCATTCTCTGTTCAAAAAATCTCCAAAAATATTAAATGGATCTGTACGGTTTGTTGTATATGCCAATGCCATATTTCCTCCTATATTTAGTTTAATAGGGTATAGTTTTACCCTTTTACTTAATTATATCATATAACTTGAATTTGTCAAGCTATTTTATTATTCTGACCTCGCTCTATTCCAACATTTTAAATCACAATAAGCATGTTTAGAACCTTTTTTTCCTGATTGGAATATTTCATGTCGTGATCTTCTGAACAAATTTTGACAATAATCACATTTTAATAACGGATATTGATAATTATATTTACATTTTTCACTACAAAATTTACGTCTTTTAACGAAAACCGTATTGCATTGTGGACAACTCTTCTGACTCTTTAATTTTCTTGGTGGGTTTGTCTGTAAATCTGCATTTTTTAAAACTTCATGAACCCAACCTACAGAAGCATTAATTTCTTTTGCAAGTTGATTGGTTGTCATAAAAGGATTTTGAAGTCTTTTCTTTATTATTTTAGCGGCAAGCTTCATTTAAAAGTCATCAATTGATGCTTCTCTTCTTTCATGATCTGTAACCTGATCAGTTATTAACTTTTTAAATTTTTCAGATAAATAATCTGCATCTACATCTCCATTTTCATCAACTCTTTTTATAGATGATGATGCTGCTACTATTCTTGTCCATTGTGCGTCTGTAAAAGACACTGTTACATCTGGCATTTTATCCTCCTTCTAAGCTAGCTATTCTAGCATCTAGTTCTTTTATTGCCGCAACTAAATGCGGTACTAATGAGTCAGTATTTATAAATTTAATATTGTCATAGATAATTGTTTCATCTTCTTCTACTTCATTTGATTGTCTATAACTATCATCTGTTCTTTTAATTAGTTTCATATCTGTAGTGTCTACGAAATCAGAAAAAGTATCTTCGTATTCACTAGCTAAAAATCCATGTACTTTATGATTGGGTATAGATGCTTCTGCATCTTTCCACTCATCTTTCCAGTTATATTCAACAGGATTTAATGTTTTTAAGACATCAGTTGCATTAGTAATTGAGGCTATATCTTGTTTTAATCTATCATCTGAAGTTGATGTCCATACTGTACCTGCAGTTGTTTTAGCAACACTTCCGGCAACTATGAAATTATATGAACCATTATAAGCTTGATTTATACCTGTGAAAAAGGCACCTCCAGCTTCTCTAAATTCTGCAAGTGTAGAACTCCCAACAACAATTCTCATAAGGTCAGCTGATGGATTGGTTATATATGTATCGGCATCATTTGCCCAAGTATATCCCCCACCAAAACTAGCAGCATCTCCCATATATAGATATTTACTTCCTAAAAATCCTGTAAGTGCTCCTCCAGTTGCTATACCAATAAAATTTGCACTATAAGTATAAAATCCTGTATCAGCATCACCATAAAAAGTCTGTGAGGGATACGTATAGCTTCCAGCACCAGCTGAATGATAATAAGCAAGTACTCCTTGCAATGGATTATAATATCCAATATAAGCATAATTACTACTAGACGCTCCTCCATAATCTATAATAGGTTCAAAATGAAGTCTATCATTTGTCGCATCAGTCCACATACACCAAAAACTTGAATTTGCATTTGCTGCTGCTGGAGTGACATGTTGTTGATTACTTGAAAAAGCTAGAGTATCATTACTACCTGCTGCTGAATCATATTTATATCTAAATGTCCCATAAGCACCTGTTTCATTTGCGTCTAAAGCTGCAGCGGATTGAAATCTAAACATTCCATCCCATCCATTTGCAGCTCTATATGAAGTGTCTCCGCTAAAATAGATATTCCCAGTTCCTCCATCACCTGACGCTAAAGTTAAATCATCATAAGCAGCAATTGTTAAATCCTCTGCATTACCAGCATTAGTTCTGAGAGCTGCTGCAGTTCCAGTGCCTGATCCTCCTGATGTAACAGCACTATCTAATGTAAGTTCAGCAGCAACAGCACCACCTGTATCAATTAGAGATAGGTTTGGAGTACTATCAGTTTCATCATCATAAATTTTCATAGTATCATCTTCAATAACAACTCGACGATTTCCTGAAATAGCAGTTTGAAATTTACTTCCTGTTATAACATGAGATCCACCTATAATAAGACCATCAGCATTTGCAGCTCCAGAAATATTAACTTCTGCAAGACCTGTGTCTGTTTTATAAGTTCCAGCATTATCACTAGCAGATCTAGCCCATCCTAGATATACGGTATCATCACTTTCAGTAGCTTCCCAATTTGCTTGTGTAACAATTCTAATTGCATCAGGATCATCTGGAGCCCAATATAAATAGTATGTACTAGCTACTTCATTTGCAAGACTAGATCCATCATAAGCATCCATATTTCCTGTATTTCCTGCAGCAATTTGATGTCTTTCACCATTACCTAATAATATAGGTCCTGCAGTCCATGCAATAGTTCTATAATTACTAGCTGAAAATTTAACTTTTGTATTAGCATTAGGAGCAACTCCAATTGGAAATGAGAATGCCATTTTTCCTTTACCAACAATATCACCATCTGCTCCTCTAGCATTACTAGATACGTTTGAGAATGTAATTTTAGGCATTTTACCTGCTACTGCAACATCTTTACCTACTACTTCAAATCTAGTATTCTGTACTCCCGGTGATTCTGAATAAGTAACTTTAGTAACTAAGAAATTACCTGATATATTTTCTACATTATTTTTAACAAATATAAAGTCTCCAGCTCTTATAGGTACATAAAATCTAATTTTACTACTACTAGTAAAAGGTACGGAAGCTCCTGCTAAATTTTGTGGGGCTGTTTCAACAGTTGCTGTAGTTGATGATACA